CGACACAAGATGAGTTTATCTGAGCGCTGGACGGCAGTGAATGGGCTGCGGAAACATTGGACGACCGTCCCGGGCGTGCAGCGTGTCCGGGTAGGGTATGAACGATACGGCATGCAGTCCGATTTAGAATATTTTGAAGAACGTATGCGCGCTCAGAATGAATCTTATGAGATTCAGGAGCTATCATGGACCAAGGACGGCGCCCAAAGTAAGGTGGATCGCGTTCAGCGCTTACAGCCAGATTTTAAGGCCGGTAAGTTCTTCTTGGCCTCGATCGAAGAAAATGAAACCTCTAATCAGCGTCGCATGCGAGAGAGCGGGCAATCGCATAGGATATTTGCCCCTATACGACGACGTGACCATAACGGGGAAATGTATTCGTTAAACAAGGGATTCTTGGATGAATACCTAACGTTCCCGTTTAGCGCCAAGAAGGATCTGATTGATGCAGCCAGTAGGTTGTATGACATGAGTCCATTGCCCCCCATTATTGTAGACATGAGGGCGTTAGAACCTGAAGTATTCGTGGATGGGGTGTAGAAATGGGTAAATGGAAAGAATTTGGCGTGGTCGCGCTGATACTGCTCGGCTTGTTGTTATGCATGAAGCCAGCGAGATCAGCTATTCCGTGGTGGCAGGATTGCGCCCAATTGAGTGCATTCGCCTATTTGGCCTATAACGCGGCATGGCACTGGGATGTTCCTGAGGACAAATTCGTCCTGGCAGAGGATCTAGATGCACCAGAGGATTATCAAATGCGCCTACAGATCAAGCATGAGGCGTATCACGCGCCCATGGAATTGCGTAAACGGTTGACAGTAACTTGCGCCGAGAAGTCTCCCGCATGAATAGGCGTGAATTTATCGCGTTCATAGGACTCGGCCAGATTGTTCTCCCCGCATGGGCAATGAATTCGTCCCCTATTAAAGGGGTTGGTCCGGTGGTATGGGGATGGCAAGTTCCTAATATCACGTTCAATGACGTACCTTTGATCGTTAATAGTCTATATTTGGACATGCAGTATTGGGCTAAGCAGCAGGAGCCAATCATTTTGATGGTAGGCTCTAGGCAGGTCCGTGGGCGATGGCGTGGCACATTAAACGAAGTAAGGGGCGCTGAACCCAGGAATGTATTGCGAGTCTGGAATAACCTGCCCCATTTGGCGGAGTCCATTTCGGATGATTGCGGCGACTACATTGTAGGATTGGCAAAAGATGGAACCTAAAGTCTCATTCACGACAAGGCTATGGTCGGAAGAATGTGCAATTGCGGAAGGGGATGCACCACCACCCAAGATAATTGCATATGAATTCACGGGCAAAAGGTTTGAAGATGGCAAGGGACATTATGGGATTGAGCCCCCAGTTACTCCATGATTACAGCCAGTTAGCAGAGAATATTAAGATGCGGTATACCATCATGGATTATGCTCACATGACCGATGATGAACGAAATTTATTAACGGATGAAGATGAACAATCTAGTAACTGATGCGCCGGACATTGAAGTAAATGACTACATTACCGCTAAGAACATGGCCGAGTCGCTTCATAAGTATTACCCCGATCATTTGTGGGCAGTGACCTGCGATGGCGATAGGGGCATTGCAACGGTCCGTAATATGGCGTTATCGGGGAATTGGGGATTTGTATTGCATCTAAAGGACCAATACAGCGCTTCTGATTGGGATAAACAATTGATGCGCGCTGGTGGCGAACTGCTTGAAAGATACCGTATTTATCGTGGGCGCAGCATTCCCGGACAATGGGAGTTTGTGAATACCGACGCTGCTGGCAGGGCCGTGGCTGACCAATGACAGATTGGTTAGGTTTGGCGCAAGCCGCGCATAACGCCAGCACTACATACTTTGATGCATCTATCCGGGCTTCCATAGAGGCTGACTTGCGCCAGTTCCAAGGGCAGCATCCTAGTGGATCAAAATATAACAGTGACATCTACAAGGCGAGATCTAGGCTATTCCGCCCTAAAACGCGTTCCGCGATTAGGAAGAATGAAGCGATTGCCGCTGAAGCGTTCTTCTCTACTGTAGACGTGGTGTCAGTCTCTGCGCAAGATGATTCTGACCCTATACAGCAAGCAAGTGCCGCCATTAATTCAGCGTTGCTGCAATACCGGCTGACGAAAACTATCCCATGGTTCATGATTTTGATAGGTGCGTATCAGGAAGCTCAAACGGTCGGGGTAGTCGCTAGCTATCAATATTGGAAATACGACAAGAAGCGCGGGCTGGATGAGCCATGCATTGAATTGATCCCAGTGGAAAACCTGCGGATTGATCCGGCTTCAAATTGGGCGAATCCTATAGATTCTAGTCCTTATGTGATTCGGTTAATCCCGATGTACGTGAAAGACATTAAGGCCAGAATGCAATCGGCTGACCCAGTGACCGGGGCCGCGAAGTGGAAGACGCTGGAAGATGCTGCCATATTAAAGTCGATGACGGTCTATGGCGATTCTATTCGCATGGCCAGGGAAGGTAAGCGTACTGATAGCAAGGATCAGTCCCAGGAAATCACTGACTATTCTATTGCATGGGTACATGAAAACATTATTGAGGTAGAGGGCCAAGATTACGTTTTCCATACACTGGGAGTGCAAGATCTACTGGATGAGCCAAAGCTATTAAAGGAAGTATATTTCCATAATAGGCGCCCTTTTGCTATGGGGTGCACCATTCTGGAAGCGCATCGTATTTATCCATCGAGCCTTCCGCGCCTTACTAAGGACGTGCAGGCGGAAATTAATGAAGTCACTAATCAACGCATTGATAACGTAAAGTTTGCGTTGAATAAGCGGTATTTTGTTAAGCGCGGTACGTCAGTGGATCTAGTGGCCTTGGGCAGGAACAACCCAAATTCATCGGTGTTGATGGATGACCCTGGTGTAAATGGTGATGTCAGAATTGTGGATACACCAGATGTCACGGCTTCCAGCTATAACGAGCAAGATAGGCTTAACCTAGACTTTGATGACCTTGCCGGTGCATTTTCTCAGGCATCCATACAGAGCAATCGTAGACTTAATGAAACGGTTGGTGGAATGGAATTGCTATCTGCGGGCACGAATCAGATAGCTGGGTATCAATTAAGGACTCTGGTTGAAACTTGGGTGGAGCCAGTATTGCGGCAATTGGTGCTTTTAGAGCAGCAATATGAGACTGATACGGTAGTGCTTTCATTGGCCGGTAAATCCGCGAAGCTTTATCAGAAGTTTGGATTGAATGAAATTACTGACAACTTGCTGATTCAAGAACTCACCATCAACGTCAATATAGGCATGGGGGCGACCAATCCTACGGAACAAGTACAAAAGTTTGTGAGTGGGATTGAGGCGCTAAAGAATGCTTTGTCAGATGGTGTTCTAGAGCGCTACGGACTGAATATTGAAGAGGTCATCAAAGAGATCTTCGGAAAACTTGGGTATCGTGATGGCAAGCGCTTCTTTAAGAGCAGTGAAGATCCAAGAATTACCGCGCTTCAGAATACCGTTGAGGAATTGCAAAAGGCATTGGAATCCAAGACTGATCCGCGAGTGGTTGCAAAAGAACTTGAGAAGATGGATGCAGAGATTCTCAAGATAAAGGCCGATGCAATACAGTCCGGAGTCAAGAGTGAATTTGCTGCCATGCAGGCCGGAGAAGTGATTGCCAAAATTCCGCAAGTAGCGCCAGTCGCCGATGAGATTCTAAGGGGTGCTGGCTGGCGCGTCATTGAGGGCGGACAAGATCCTAATTTGCCGCAGCCGCCCCTAATGCAGCAAGATTTTATTCCTGGAATCCCCGGCAATACTGACCCCATGTCGCCGGGTGTAGGCGCATTGCGCGGCATTGAAACAAGAGTGGCTGATTCCGTATGATGGAAGATTGGATAAGCCGCGCTCAATTTGGGATTGATGTAGAGAACTTCCTAAAATCTCCCATTGGCGTTTATATACTCAATCGTTCCGAAGCCGAAATTGCGGAAGCGGTAGAGACGCTAAAGAAAGTAGAACCCAGTGATTCAGATGCGATTCGCAAATTGCAGTCTGTTATTGCCCGCAATGAATCGTTGGGTTATTGGCTGGCCGACGCAATACAGGCCGGATTGGAAGTAGAGCGGCAATTAGCCGAAAACGATATGTAAAGGATATTATGAATAAGGAAGAAAGCGCTATCGATATTGACGCGCCAGAAGATACCCCGGCTGTTAAAAGCCAACGTGAACTAGCAATGGAATCTATCGCGGCGGGGAGAACTGATTATCTTTCTGCGGAAATAGGGCATAGGGTGGATGAAGATCCTGCCGAAATAGAGCCCGAAGAAGTCGTTAAGGTTAACGAAGCTATCAAGATCGATGAAGAAGTTTCCAAGCAACTAGATGATGGCCTGTTGCATGGGGATTTAGGTAAGGTGAAGGTGCTCGCAAAGATTGATGGAGAAGAGGTTGAGGTCACCGTTGATCAAATGCTGCGACAGTACCAGAAGAATAGCGCAGCCGATAAAAGATTGGCTGATGCCACAAGGATTCTGGAACAGGCCAAGGCCCAACAAATAAAGCCTGAGCCCGAGAAGGAACCGCCGCCAGAAATAGATGAATTGGCGGTAGGAAAGGAATTCATCAACTCCATGATGGAGGGTGATGAAGAAAAAGCGTTGCAAGCGTGGGTGAAGGCGACTCGAAAGGAGCGGAATGTTCCTACTCCTGAGGACTCGACCAAGCTTGAAGAGAAGCTCACGTCCAAGGTGACGCAAAGTGTTAAACAGCAGATCGAAGCAGAGGCTGTATTGTCGCAATTCCAAAAAGATTTCCCGGAGATTCCCGCTGATCCATATCTCGCACAATTGGCTGAAACATTCTGGCAAGAAGAACTGAATTCCGGAAAGGGATTTGGTCCTGGTTTGCAAGAGGCAGGTAAGCGTGTACGCGACTGGCTAGGGGAAAAAACTGGGGGAAAGCAAAAGGATGATACGACAACCATCCATAGAGCGGAGAAGCTGGACAGGAAGTCTGGGATTGATACGATTCCAGGCGCCAATGTTAGGGCTACCACAGTTGAAGAGCCAGTGCAAAATGCATCCAGTATTATTGCCGAGATGCGAAAAGCAAGGGGTGGATAGTCCTGATTCCAACTTTTAGGTAAAGGACACTACAAATGCCAGGTCAAATTTGGGTGACTAACTCTCTGGGTGGGTTCATGTATTCGGATACCCTCTCGAAAGTTTTGCGCACCGCTGTACAGCCGTTGGTTAAGTTCCGTCAATTTGCGGAAGTGAAAGATGCGGCGATTCAAGGTAAGAAGAAAGGCGATGCCTTCCACTGGAACATCTATTCTGATGTGGCCACGGCGGGCGCGGCATTGGTTGAAACTTCAACTATGCCGGAAACCAATTTCACCATCACGCAAGGAACGATGACGATTACTGAGTATGGTAATTCGGTGCCGTTCTCTGAAAAACTGGACAATCTTTCTGAACATCCGGTTCGTGAGGTGATTGGTAAGGTATTGAAGAATGATGCGAAAAAGACGTTTGATATTGCGGCACACGTGCAATTCAATGCGACACCGCTTCGCGTAGTGCCTACTGCTGGCACTTCTACAACGGCTTTGACGTTGACAACCAACGGAACGGCCACGCTGACTAATAACATTGCTCTAGGCAAGACGCATGTAAAGCTGATTGTGGACCTGATGAAGGAACGCAATATTCCGCCTTACATGCAAGATGACTATATGGCATTGGCGCATCCGACCACGTTCCGCACATTGAAGAATGATTTGGAATCCGTCCATCAATATGTGGATAAGGGCTTCCAGATGATCCTGAATGGCGAAATTGGTCGTTATGAGTCGGTTCGATTTATTGAGCAGACTAATATCTTGAAGGGCATCACTAATAACGGCACTAGCTGGACCAATGGACTATCGAACTGGGCTTATTTCTTTGGCCAAGATACGGTAGCTGAGGGTATTGCAGTGCCTGAAGAGATGCGCGGCAAGATTCCTACTGACTACGGCCGAGGTATGGGCGTGGCATGGTACTACCTGGGCGGTTTTGGCATCGTGCAAACGGTGGCAGCACAGGCGCGTATTGTGAAGTGGGATAGCGCGGCCTAATAAACGAGGGGGGTCACAAGCCCCCCTTTGTTTTTGGAGGATTTATTAACGATACGTTTAAAAGCATGCTGGATTTAACGGCCATGAAGAGTTTGTTGTATTACGCATCTCGTGCGCCAGAAGGCGTTATTGTCGAGATCGGCGTATATCAAGGCGGTTCCGCCTGGGCCTTGGCTCAACTGGAAAGGCCAATGTTTTTATACGACACCTTCACCGGCATCCCTTATCAGGGAAAGATGGATGGGAACCCCGTAGGGAAGTTTTCGGATACTTCGATTGAGCAAGTGAGGGCCTTAGTTCCTAAGGCGGTTATCGTTCAAGGGCTATTCCCAGATTCGTTAATTGATATGCCGCCCGTTGGTTTTGTGCATGCCGATGCGGATCAATACGAAAGCACGAAAGCAATTCTGGAGCACATACCCTCCAAGATGGTGCATGGTGGGTTTATCTTGTTTGATGATTTTGGCGTATTCGATTGTCAGGGTTGTACGCAAGCGGTTTATGAAAGCGGATTACCCTTTCTAACTATCCGAGAAACAGGCAAGGCATTAGTAATTGTTTAAGGAATGTCTATGATTGAAACAAGTGAATTGATGGGCGATTGGATGTTGCCTAAATCGCAAGGTAGTTATCGTGATGGCGATGGCTCCATGGGGTATGCTTCTAAATCTGATTTGCGTGTGGGTAAAGTTGTTTTTAAAGATGATGAGAAGGATGAGATGTATCCCATGCCTAAAGAAGAAAGTTATGAGCTACTGGAGGACATGGAACAGCCTTATTGCATTGACCAAGCTGGATTTCTAGGTCGCTCTAACGGGCAAGACCGCTAAGGAGATAGATATGCTGCATTACCCTACTGGACAAATTGATGGCGAAGATTTGCCTGATCGTGGCACAAAGACTCATGTAGTAGATACATATGGGGCAGATATTTCTAATAACGCCAAGAATCGAATTGGCGGCATTAGCAAAGCCACGCAAAGCGTCGAAGCTGATCGCTGCCAGCCCGTTATTCCGGAGTATTTGTAATCTATGGTTTGGCGTGCTGAAGATCCACAAGGAAATGAGGCTCAAAAAGTTAAATGGGATATTGTTCCGTATACGCGCGGGCGCGGGTTAGATGTAGGGTGCGGCCCGAATAAAGCCTTCCCGCATTTTATCGGCGTGGATAACGGGAAAGATACGGAATTGTTCGGGATTCGGATGAAGCCCGATATCACTATACAAGATTGCGCAGATTTGAGTCTTTTTGGCAGCGCCAGTATGGATTTTGTTTTTAGTTCACACCTTCTTGAGCATGTGGAAGATCCTATCCTCGTGCTCAAGGAGTGGTGGCGAGTTCTAAAGTTGGGTGGATATCTAGTTCTTTATTTGCCGCACAAAGACTTTTATCCAAATATTGGGACTAAAGGTGCTAACCCGGATCATAAGCATGATTTTGTGCCCGATGACATTGTGCAAGCTATGCATCAGATACAAGAGGCGGCCCTTACTGATATGTGGCTGCTGGTTAATGAGCCAAGGAACGATGGAATGGAGTATTCATTCTTTCAGGTTTACCGCAAAGGAGACGCGGTAGACAAGCCCACATTCTACTTTCCCGCAGAGCGTCCAGTAAAGTCCGCGTGCGTGGTGCGCTATGGCGGTTTCGGGGATCAGATACAGGCTTCTAATATTCTCCCTGAGCTTAAGCGGCAAGGGTATCACGTGACCTTTATGACGACTCCTAAAGGCATGGATATTATTAAACATGATCCTCATGTGGATGAATTTTTTCTCCAAGACAACGATCAGGTTCCAAACCATGAATTAATGGATTTTTGGGATCACCACATGAAGCGCTTTGATAAATGGATTAATTTATCTGAGTCCATTGAGGGCACTTTACTAGCCATGCCGGGGCGTGCCAATCACTTGTGGCCGCCTGCGGTGAGGTCTAAGCACCTTAACCAGAACTATCTAGAGTGGACTTCTGAGCTTGCTGAGCTTCCTTATCAGTCAGAAGCTAAATTCTATGCAAGCGCTGAAGAAAAGATATCTGTCGCTAAGATTTTACAAGAAGTGACGACGGGAAGAACGTATGTTTATACGATTCTATGGGTACTTTCTGGATCTTCGGTTCATAAGTTCTACCCGCATCAGGATTCCGTTATCGCCAAGATCCTTTTGAAGATCCGCTCGGCCAGAATTATTTTGGTGGGAGACGAAGCCTGCCAGATATTGGAGGCGGGCTGGGAGAACGAAAAGCGCGTACATCGTTATTCTTCTAAGATTTCTATACGGGAAACGCTAGCGCTTGCCCAGTGCGTGGATTTGGTTATTGGACCAGAGACGGGTGTTTTAAACGCGGTGGCCTTTGAGCCTAATGTGGGGAAAATAGTGATGCTCTCGCATTCTAGCGTGGAGAATCTCACTAAGCACTGGGTTAGTGCGATCAGCCTAACAGCACCGGGTGATGCCAGCATAAAGCCATGCGGCCTGATTGCCTGCCATCAATTGCATTATGGACGAGATTATTGTCCGGAGGACGAAGAATCTGGCGCGGCCATGTGTCAGGTCAGAATTTCTCCTGATGCGGTATTTAATGCAGTAATGATTTTATATCGTGAGAAATCGCGGTTTCTGGAAGTGGCATGACATTCAATGAATTGGTAACCATTTTTAGGAGAGAAGCGCTTGATGAGGCGACTCCCAATTTATGGCAAGACGAAGAATTACTAGAATTTGCTAATGATGCGGTATTGCAGGCAGCTAGGAGAGCTAGGCTTCTGGTTGATTCACGAACTCCGGAATTATGTAATGTTTCTACTGTTGCTAATAATCCCTGGGTAGATATTGATCCTCGTATTATTTTTATACGTAGGGTAGTCGTTCAGGATTCCGGCAAGAAACTACAAAAGTTTCAGCAAAGAATATTAGATGAAATGCATCCCGGCTGGGAGCTATCTTCTTCTAATGCAATATCTGGCTACATTTATGGCCTTGATGCAAACACCATAAGAGTGTACCCGACGCCCACTGAAGTGATACCGCTTAATTTAACGATTATTCGAGAGCCTCTTGTGCCGATGGAAGGCTCTGAGGATGAGCCGGAATTTCCGGCCAGATACCATCGTTCTTTAGTTTATTGGATGCTCTACCGCGCCTTTAGCAAGAAAGATGAAGATACCGAAGATTCTGCGGTGGCTAAACTTAATTACGCGCTATTTGAAGCTGAATTCGGAAAGATGAGCCCTGCTTATGATGAGAAATGGGCAAACATGCATTATGGAATGGATGATTTCGAGGGGCAATATTGATGCCGTTAATTATCGAAAAAGGCGCCACGTGGAAATATGTGTTGCGCTGGGAAGTCCTTCCTAAGAAGTATGCGCAGGTTACGGGGATTACTAACGCGGCACCTTGCGTTATTGCTGCCAATCACGACATCCCGAATGGATGGCGAATCCTGAGCATTACCGGCGTTTCTGGTATGACGCAGATTAATACACATTCATTATCTGGTGGCCTATTTGTTAAGACAGGCTTTGGAAGGAGATTTCCTAAAGGCCTGAAAGCCACCATTAGTTCGGGCGCTGTTGAATTAAACGCTGTGAATTCTTCTTCTTTTGGAACGTATTCGGCTGGCGGGGTGTTGGAATATTACTCTCCGAAGCCTTTAGTGGGCTTTATTGCCAGGATGCAGATTAGGCCATCTGTCGCAAGTTCTACGATATTGCTAGAACTGACTACAGCCAATGGCAAGATTATTTTAGATGAAGTAGATAGTACGATTTTGTTAAAGCTTTCCGCAACTGAAACTGCTGCGCTGACGTTCAATAGCGCGGTGGCCAGTTTGGAAATGGAGGATGTTTCGGGTGACGTGACTCCATTATTGAAAAACATGCCCGTCACCGTTAAAGAAACGGATATTACTCGTTAAGGAATAGATAAATGAGCGCAACAAATGTATTGGAAGCTGGAATTCTAAGTTTGATTTTTGAGAATGCGAATTATGCTGGCCTGGGCGATGGTACTGGGTTGCGCGGATCGACGGTGGCTAATAGTTTTTATATTTCCCTTCTGACTGGTGATCCCACGGATGTACCGGCGTCTGGACAAAACACAAACGAGACAGGGTATAACAATTATGTGCGGCAAGCGGTGGCGCGTGATACGGCTAGTTGGACGGTAACGGCGCCAAGTTTCACGCAGGCCGCCAATGATAACGCGATAAATTTCCCAACTTGTGGCGCAACTCCCGGAACAGTTGGGTGGTTCGGAATTGGCTCGGCGTCTAGTGGCATTGGAGTTCTATATTTCAAAGGGCAGCTTAGCCAGGCCCTAGCCATTTCTAGCGGCATTACACCTAGTTTCGCGGCGAATGCGCTCACTATTCAGTTAGATTAATTATGACAGATATTGCCAAAACTAGCACCGCCATTATGGCCAAGCAACGCGTGGCGGTGTCTCATGTCCCTGGCGTTGTGACTTTGCATATTGGCAATACTGATATCCCTATGGAGTATCGCTGCGCGTTAGAGGTTAGCGCGTGGCTTGGGATGCATGGCCGTGAGGCCAAACGTGAAGTTGGGGATAATTCTCGCGAGTTTCGGGTCATGGGTGTATTGAGTGATCTGGAGCAAGAAGAATTGGCCGCACAAAAGAGGCGCTGGGCGTAATGGGAATTAAGTTAAATCATGCGACTCCGCTTCAGCTTGGCAAGGCTTTTAGGGAAAAGTTTAGTCAAGCTGAAGGAGTTGAAGCTGCAAGACTTTCCAAGTGGTTATTGGACAGAATCAATGATGGCACTTTTTCCAGCGCACAAGTCAGGGCGTTTTTTGAAATTGAGCAGAAAGATTGGAGTGCTTTTTATAATAAGCTTTCTAATACAACTGACAATTGGGTGGCTGTTTGTGCTGCTGAGGGTGTGTGATGCCTATTCTATATAGCTCCTATAAAGTCGGCAATGCCCAAATAGATGGATCTTGTTATGTAGTGGAGACACATACCGATAGCGATGGCATAGTTCATAAAATTGAATATCTTGCGCAGCCTGACGCGGACTATGATTCCATATGCAAGGACAGGGCAAATTCATTAAACGATGAATTGGCGGCCAGTGAAATTGAAAAGGTGCTAAGTGACTAATCTTTATGTGAGGGCTATGGGTGGGGGTGATGCTGGGAATGATGCTGATAATGGCACGACATGGGCGCTAGCTAAAGCAACCCTTGCGGGGGCCGCTGGTATTGATGTGGCAGGGGATGTGATTTATGTCTCTAATCAGCACGCTGAATCGAATGCTGCCGCACAAACTATCGCACTAGCTGGAACGCTAGCCTCTCCTGTAAACATTATTTGCGGGAATGATGCCGCTGAGCCACCCACGGCAATATCCAATTCCGCAACAGTCACAACAACTGGCACCAGCGGCATTACTATATCCGGTGTGTGCTATGTAGATGGTATTTATTTTACTTGTGGGAGCGGCGGCGGTACAGCAGCTTTAACATTAGGAAGTTCTGATGGCAGCCATCACGTTTATAAGAATTGTAAGTTTGCTGTAGGCACAACCAGTACAAGTTCTAGCATTACGATGGGTAGCTCTAATTCTGGATTTGAATCTTCTGTAATCTGGAAAAATTGTGATGTTAAATTTGCGGCGGCGGGCCAAGGATTGCGTCCCACACAATGCAAATTTAGATGGCATGGCGGAAGTTTGTTGTCAGGTGGAACAAGCCCGACTAATTTACTAAGCCCGCAAGCGGATATGCTGGACGTGATTATTGACGGTGTGGATTTATTTAATGCCGCTGCCGGAATAAATATCTTTAACTCCCCATCCGTGAGCGTAGGCACGGCCATCATTAGAAATTGCCGATTACCTAATTCTTGGTCTGGCGCTCTAGGGACTCCAACGTCCTTTTTTGTGCGTTATGAAATGTACAACTGTGCATCAAGTAGTATTAATTATGCGCTTTGGATTGAAGATTACGCAGGAACCATTAAACATGAAACAAGTATTGTAAGAACCAGCGGTGCGTCAGATGGCACCACTGCTTTGTCTTGGAAGATGACTACGGCCAGTACTGTCTATCCAAACATTACTCTTATTTCTCCTGAAATGGTGATATGGAATGACGCCACGGGATCTTCAAAGACAATTACAGTTGAAGTCATTCATGATTCCGCGACAGGCCTAACGGATAAAGAGATTTATATTGAAACCTTGTCATTAAATACATCTGCCGTGCCTCTAGGCACATGGACAAATGATTCTAATGCCGATGTATTGGCCGCAGGCACGACACAAACGACAAGTT